ATGGCTCTCATAGTCTAGAGGCTTGGGGCTATCGTCTCAAGTGTCATAAAGATGAGTTTGGTAAGCAAGCTGATTGGGGACAATGGTCACCAGAGATGCAAGCTTACTGTGTCCAAGATGTTACTGTCCTCGTTAAACTATGGAACCACTTCCAAACATACCTGAATCCGTCTTCTTAGAGCATCAGATTGCTCAGCTCATGGCCACCCAGGAGGCCGTAGGATGGCCCTTCAATGTACGTGCTGCCCAAGAGCTAGAGAACACTCTTCTAACCCGCTTAGAGCGCCTTAGAGAGACCGCTCAGAAGCTTTGCTGGGCTGTGCCTGGTAATGAGTTCACACCAAAGCGTGATAACAAGACTCATGGCTACATAGAAGGGGCTAGCATGACCCGTGTTAAAGAGTTCAATCCAAGCAGCCGTGATCATATTGCTCACTATTTCAAGTGGCACCACGGTTATGAGTTTAAGAAGCTCACAGAGACACAGAAACCTGTCATTGATGAGGTTGTCTTAAAAGAGATTGGATTAGAGGAAGCATTGTTATTCTTAGAAATCTTAGTAACACAGAAGAAGCTAGGAATGCTGTCGCAAGGCAACAATGCATGGTTGAAGTTGGTCAAGAATGACAGGCTTCACCACTCTTGCTTTATAGGCGCTGCTACCCATCGTATGGCCCATGCACGTCCCAACTTGGCCCAGGTTTCAAGTGACCCTGATTGCCGCTCACTATTCATCACACGTCCTGGCTGGAAGCTGGTGGATAGTGACTTAGCTGGCATCGAGTTACGAATATTTGCACATTATCTAGCACCGTTTGACAAAGGCCGTTATGCGGACATCCTTCTTAATGGCGACATCCATCAAGTCAATGCTGACAAGATTGGCATCAGCCGCAGGGCTGTCAAGACGATCACGTATGCATTTCTTTATGGGGCATCCGATGTCAAAATTGGTACAAGCTACGACCCACAGCTTACTGAAGATCAGGCTCGTAAGAAAGGCGCGACGATCCGTCGTGCATACCTTGACGCCATTCCGGGTCTGGAAAGGCTCGTTGAGGCGGTTAGGGGTAAGGCGAAGAAAGAAGAGTTTATCTTATCTATTGACAAGCGTAAGATCCTTGTTGACTCGCCACACAAGGCGCTGAACTTCTTACTCCAGTCATCGGCTGGGGTTTTGGCAAAGCGTTGGCTACTGATCACTCATGATAGACTTCAAGGCATCAAGCATGAAAGGTACGCCTTTGTACATGATGAGCAAGCCCTTGGCTGTCCACCCGATGTAGCCGATCAGGTTGCATCAATCTGCACCACGTCAGCTGCTATGGCTGGGGATTATTATAAGCTTAGGATTCCTATCGATGCGGACGCAAAGATTGGGGAGAACTGGGCTCAAGTACACTAATGCTTCTACTAGACACCGACTACATTGCTTATAAAGCAGCTCAAGCGTGTGAAGAAGGTATTGATTTCGGTGATGATGTCATCGTTTCTCAATCCAACTTCAGCCAAGTTCTACGGATCTTTGAGCGTGAGCTGCAAAAGATACAGACTGATATGATGGATAATGATGTTGTCCTTTATTTCTCAAGCTCTGAAAACTTTAGGAAAAAAATCTATCCAGATTACAAGGGTCATCGAAACCGACGTAAGCCATTGGGTTACAAACGTTTGGTAAACTGGTGTGAAAAGAATTACAGCACAATCACCCGTAAGGGTCTTGAAGCTGATGATTCTCTTGGCATTGACGCTACAATGTACGCATTGGAGCAGCCTATCCTTGTTAGTCCAGACAAAGACATGCTTCAGATCCCTGGTATTTACTGGGATATGAGGGGTGATGTACAAGAGATTACCCAAGAACAAGGTGATCGTTGGCACTTGATCCAAGCATTAGCAGGGGATCCTACAGATGGTTACCCTGGATGCCCTGGTATTGGAGTCAAAAGAGCAGCTGACTTAGTTGACAAGCACGACTTTCCATGGGAAGCTGTGTGCCAAGCTTACCGAGAGAAAGGGTTGTCAGACGACGATGCTCTTCTTAACGCAAGGCTTGCTAAAATCCTTCAGAAAGAGAACTATGACTACAGACTCGGACAACCAATCCTATGGGAACCTGCTCCCACCCCCAGTGGTGAAGCTGACAATGGAGCAACAGTTCAAGCTGAGACGGCTTGAAGATCTCTTACCCAAGGCAGACAAAGCTGATATCATAACTATTTTTATAGCATTGCAAGAGCAGTGCTTTTGTCTTAGCAACACTGTTTCCAACCTAGTTATACAATGGCCAAATCACCGCCCTATTACACCAGAGGCTCCATCGAATGCTGGGACTTCATCAGAGACCAGCAACTAAACTATCACTTAGGCTGTGCAGTCAAGTACATTGTACGTGCTGGACACAAGATCAGTAAAGTTTCTGATCTAGAAAAAGCTATCCACTACTTACAGAACGAACTTGACAACACCTTACTTGACGCACCAAACATTGATGGACCAAGCGGAGGAGTTCCGTTTAGCGTACAATGCTTCGACGAGTGGACCTCAGACGATGATGCAGAAATCTTTGATTGATGAAGAGTGGAGTGAGTTTCACGAAGCTTTTTATTTTGAAGAAGAACCTGCACAACTCAAAGAACTAGCAGATCTAGTTTATGTATGCTTTCAGTTTGCTGCATCCCAAGACTGGGACCTAGACGAAGCTATGCGAAGAGTCCACCGATCTAACATGTCCAAACTAGGAGAAGACGGTAAACCCATCTACAGAGAAGATGGTAAGATTCTTAAAGGACCTAACTATCAACCACCAAACTTGAAAGACTTAACAGACAATGACTAATTTAATCTCCCGCACAGGTCGGGTTCAATCATGGATTGATGATCCAACAGGACGCCTTCCTGTCAGCTGCACAGTATTTGTAGTTGAAAATGAAATGGAAGGTCCTAACGGTATTGAGGCCAGCTGGAGGTTTGCCAGTCATGCTTTAAGGTATGGCGCAGGTTGTGCTATTCACCTATCCAAACTTGATCACAAAGGATATACACGGGAGTCAGGTGTTGTTGCATCTGGTCCGGTAAGTTTTGGTAAAATCTATTCCACTTTAAATGAGATACTAAGACGTGGTGGTATTTACAAAAACGGTGCCATTGTTCTGCACCTTGATTTATCCCACCCAGATGCTCTTGACTTTATTACTACTCCTAGATCCGAACTACCCTGGGTTAAACGATGCATCAACATCACTGAAGAGTGGTGGAAGGATTGTACGTTCAAGGAAGAGCTACTACATGGAATCAAGTCCGGCGACATCTGGTTAAACAAAGTAAAGTATGACAATGAAGGAAACAGAATCAGAGGTAACGTATGCTTGGAAGTATACCTGCCCTCACGTGGCACTTGCTTGCTGCAACATGTCAATCTTGCTGCCTGTGAGTTCGGGGATATCGCAAGAGCTTTCGTTGAAGGTATGTCGGAATTGTGTACCCTCCACTCTAGAACTGGCGTCGGTGATTCAGGAGAGTACCTCTCGCCCGTCATTGATAGACAAGTTGGACTCGGAATGTTGGGACTGGCCAACCTCCTACGAAGGTACGGAGTAACTTACGAGCAGTTTGGTGAAGCAATTGAGCAATATAATCGCTTCAAAAACAAACCACTTCACTCAGCTGCTTATGAACTCGTCTCTCAACTTGCTGCAGGAATTAACCAAGCAGCCACGATTGCTCGCGAATATAATATGGTTCGAGCCTTTGCTATTGCACCGACCGCCAGCTGCAGTTACAGAAGCGTGGATCTGGACGGCTATACTTGCACACCAGAAATCGCTCCACCTATCTCGCAGACAGTCGATCGCGACAGCGGTACTTTCGGAGTACAGACTTACAACTACGGTGACGTAGAGATCGCTAGTAAAGTAGGCTGGGAAGCTTACAAACGTGTTGCCGATGGCATCATGACTCTACTAGATCGCACAGGGCTTCTTCACGGTTATAGCTTCAACTCATGGAGTGATATGGTGACCTACGACAATGAGTTCGTGGAAGAGTGGCTACGGTCCCCTCAAACATCTCTCTATTACTCACTTCAAGTGATGGGAGATACTCAAGATAAATCAGATGCCTATGCTGCCTTAGATCAGGAAGACATTGATGAGTACTTGAGTGACCTTTTTAACAATTCAGAAATCACCTGTGACTGTCAAGAATGAGTCCAACTAAAGGCAACATTGATCTACAAATTAAAAAACCAATTAAAAATAAAGATGGCACCATTAGCACTGTCCGTACTATCGGAATTGAAGCAGATGGTGCATACATCAATATTCCAACAGTGATTGGTGGTAAGGTAGTTTCTGACAAAGAGGCTGTTGACCATTATCGTAGAACTAGAAAACATCTTGGTAAATACAAGACAAGAAACGAAAGAGATGCAGCTGCTAGAAAACTATCCCAAGACCAAGGAAGGCGGTACAAATGATGAACCCTTACGAAAAACTATTAAACAGAAAAAGAAAATGGACACCGGTACAGACGACTGCCGGATCATGCAAGGCAGGGGCGGAAGAGACGGTTTACCGTGTACTTGCGTTGCGACATATGGAACTACCTGTGGGAGATTTTATCCGTGATGGATTGGATGCCGACGTACCAGAATTATCGCGGGAACTACTGGAATCCAATGTCACGGACGAACAAAACCACGACCTGGCACTTGGTTACATTGCCAATGCTTACGGTGTTGATCAAAAAGCTGAGGCTGAAGCGTTACGGTTACGTGATGCTTGGACAGCGCATCCGGATCATACGATCCTCAAAGCGATGGTTGCCGAGCGTGCAATTTTCTTCGTTCTTCTACCATTCATGCGCTTTAATGGTGACGCTGGAATGCGCACAGTAAGTGCCGATATAAGTAGAGATGAACAAATTCACGTTGCTGCCAATAGCATTGTTTGTCGGGAGCTGGGGCTTGATATCAGTCCTAGTCTTGATAAACTCCGCAAGGCAACTATCAATTGGGTGATGCAACCGTTAGGTAGCAATGCCGATAAATATTTAGACAGAAAATTTTGGCTTGATTCTAGTGATCGATTAATGTATGAAGGTAAGGCTCCCGAACTTTCTGACACACGATCAGCTAGGATGCCAGCGTTTTTTGAGCATTCAAATGTAAACCTACCTCAATATGCTTGATCCTATTTTTGCACCAAATCTAGAGTTAGTAATAGAAGAGTTAGATCAATTATTCCCTGACAAATATCCTGACTACCTGCTCTCTGATAAAGAGATTTCTTTTAGAGCTGGTCAGGTTTCTGTCATCAGATACTTAAAAGAAAAATTTATTGAGGATTAAGACTATGTGCTTCGGAGGAGGAGGAGGAGGAAGAGCTCCCAAACCCACTATACCAACTGCGCCACCACCACCAGCGCCCATTCAAAAAGTAGAAACACCTACACCTAAGCCTACACCAGCACCAGAGGTTATTAAAAAAGAAGAGACTAAGGTAAAGACCAAGACACCTACTGCTAAGAAACGTGAGCGTATGCGTACCGGTACTGGATCCCTTCAGACTGCTCCTGGTCAAGGTTTGAACATCGGACAAGGTAACTAATGAAAAGTGCACGGCAACGCTATCACGAACTAACCAGTGGCCGTACTGCATTTCTTGACATTGCACTTGATTGTGCTAAGCTTACAATCCCAACACTGCTGATGCATGAGGAGACTACAACCGATTACACTCGGTTTAAAACTCCTTGGCAATCAGTAGGAGCAAAGGGGGTAGTGACTCTATCATCTAAACTGATGCTAGGATTGCTACCTCCTTCTACTTCATTCTTTAAGCTACAGCTAGATGACTCCAAGTTAGGAGTTGAGATTCCTGCTGAAGCAAAGAGTGAGTTGGATCTAAGCTTTGCTAAGATTGAGCGTATGATTATGGAAAGCATTGCTGCTTCTACTGATCGTGTTCAAATCTTCTCAGCTATCAAGCACCTTGTGGTTACTGGTAATGCCTTGCTATACATGCACAAGGATGGCATGAAGATGTATCCTCTCAACCGTTATGTGGTAGAGAGGGACGGCAACGGTAATGTGACTGAGATTGTAACTCGTGAGAGGGTCAATCGTAAGATGCTTGGACCTGAGTTTGAAGCCCCTAAGTCTATGCAAAGTGCTGTAGACAGTAGTATGGGTAATAAGTTTGAAAAAGATGTAGATGTATTTACTTGTGTCAAACTAACTAAGAAGGGTTGGACTTGGTATCAGGAAGCTGATGATAAGATCCTACCTAACACCTATGGTAAAGCTCCAAAAGACAAGAGCCCTTGGCTACCCCTCCGCTTCGTAACAGTTGATGGAGAGGACTACGGACGCTCTCGTGTTGAAGAGTTCCTAGGAGACCTACGCTCTCTTGAAGCCCTAATGCAGGCGCTTGTAGAGGGCTCTGCTGCTGCAGCTAAGGTGGTCTTTACTGTATCACCTAGCTCTACAACTAAACCTCAATCCTTGGCTAATGCTGGCAATGGTGCTATCATCCAAGGCCGTCCTGATGACATTGGTGTGGTTCAGGTTCAGAAACAAGCTGACTTCCGTACTGCCTTTGACTTGGCTGGTGTGTTAGAGAAGCGTATCTCTGAAGCATTCCTCATTCTTAACGTAAGACAGAGTGAGCGAACCACAGCTGAAGAAGTTAGGATGACACAGATGGAACTAGAGCAACAGCTTGGAGGATTATTCTCTTTGCTGACTAGCGAGTTCCTTATCCCTTATCTAAGTCGTAAGATGCTGGACCTTACTAAGTCAAAGCAGATCCCTGCTTTACCTAAAGGTCTTGTTCATCCTACGATTGTTGCAGGTATCAACGCTCTTGGCCGTGGTCAGGATCGTGAGTCTTTGATTCAATTTGTCACTACCATTGCTCAAACAATGGGACCACAAGCATTGGCTCAGTATCTCAACCCTGACGAAGCTATCAAGCGTCTTGCTGCTGCTCAAGGTATCGACATCCTTAACCTTGTCAAAGGTATGGAACAGATTCAAGGCGAGAAGCAAGAAGCCATGCAACAACAGATGCAAGCTTCTATCGTTAGTCAAACTGGACAACTCATGGGCACTCCGCTCATGGATCCATCTAAAAACCCACAGGCTGTTGAGGCTGTCAGCTCTGCTACTCAAGGACTCCTTGGTGGTGGACAACAACAGCAGCAACCACCTGGACCTGCTACTCCTCCCCCTGGTTAATTTAACTAGCACCTATGGCTATTAACATTGCATACGATCCATCTGATGATCCCGAAGCTATTGCAGCTAGGGAAGCCGAAGAGGCT